AAGTCATACCTCCAATATGAGGTTGTCCCTTATACATTTCAAATCCTGCCAGCTCTAAATGTCCAAATACAGTGGACGATAGAGAAGATTTTATCGCTGTGGTTGTAGCTGAAGCAGTCTCTTGGCATATCCAAGGCACAAAAAGGACTGTGTGACCGTCAAATGAGACTTCGGTAGGAGTTGGGTACACTTTAACGCTTTTATAGTCCCCTAGAAGCAAATCTGGGGAATTTATAGATGTAAGATTTTTGAATGGCGTACAATGATTACCAACAATAATATGTAGGGTAATTCCCCTCTTTTCGATTTCATCAAACCAATATGAACGACAACGATCTAGAGAATCATAATCTATAAACTTACGCTTATCGAAGGTATCCCCTAGATCTATAATGTCTGTTATATTATGTAAATCGATGTATGGAAAAAATACATCATCATAAAATTTTTTAAAATAATCATGTAGTCCTATATTTCCATTCTTTGCACCGAAATGTTGGTCAGTAATACAGGCTATTTTCATTGAGGTTAAAACTTCTTTCCATGATATTTTTTCAAAACATCTTCACAATATAATTTTATATTTTCTAATGTAGATGCATAATTGAATCTTACATCAGAACGCTGGCTCTTGTCAAGCGCATTTTCTCCGATTTGTTGCACGATAACCGGAATATTCCCTTTATTCATTTTCAGTTCCTTCATCAAATATAGACTCTTTGGCCTTTTTCTTAAACTTATCTCTCTTTTCCTGTGCAGCTTCTTCGTATTCTGATATAAAACGTTGCATGTTTTCATGTATTTCAGGTGAAATAGCATAATCACCACCATCTGTTGTAGTAAAATTAGAACTACCTAATATCATATTTTCCATACTCTTCCATTTAATATATTGCTCTTTTCTTTCGTTATTAATACGATGAAAGAAAGAATTCTTTACGGTTTGTGTAAAATACGAAAACGGATTATTCGATTTATCTGGATTAAAACTTTTGATATATCGAATACAATTTTCTATGCCATCGTCTACCATTTCTTCTTTATACGAATAGCCAACAAATCGATATTTACTAGCTAATTTATTGGCAATCTTCATGAAGCATTCTCCAATATAATTGGGAACCTGAGGATATTCGTCCTCACACTCTTCTGCCTCTCTACAGGCGTAAATATATTTTCTCATTTCCTCATAAAACTTTTTGTTATCAATATAATATATGGATTTTTTCTTAGGTGTTACGGTACTCAATTCATTTTCCTCTTGACAGGCTCTAAACATGTGGTTATAATCTTAGTGTGCTAAGCAAAAATTTATAAACTTTCTAAACCTTATATGGATAGTTTATAAATCTTAAAAGGGAATTTCTCTTTGGAATAAATTATACACCTCTTTATGAAGTGGGTCAATGTAAAATTCCTTGATGTTCCTTTGCTCAGATCGTCTACAATATCGTAGAGATAGGCTACTTTTTTAGTTTCGTGTAATCGAAGCATTCTACCTATCGACTGAAGAACCTTTATCTTGCTTTTAGAAGGTGAGGCAGCAATCATGTGGTGCATCTTATTTATACTGATGCCTGTGGAGGTCGTTCCAAGGCTGGCAACAATGATGGCATTTTCATATTCTTCTATGGCAGTTCTGATCTCTTCTCTAATTTTAACAGGAATGGTTCCATCTATGTAAAAAACTGGATGATTTGTTTTTAATTTTAACTCATCATAAATTTCTTTACCTTGATCTCTATTTTTAAAAAATATTAATTTATTACCTTTTAATGAAAGAGCTAGATTTACAATGAATTTAGTTCTTTTTTTATACATCGTTAGGAAATCTATTTCTTCTGGATATGTTTTACCGACCATTGCTGATTTCTTAGCATCATATTTCATTTTATGAAAATCAGATATTACAGAGTCTGGATATCGTAATACTATACATTTTACCTTAAATTCTGTAGCATATCCATTATCAATCAGCTCTCTGGTGGTAGTAGATTGGAATGGTGCCCCAAATATCCCTTCTATAGTTGCTTTATTGATTTCTATGTCATCTAGTGTACCAGTGGTTCCGAACCTATATTTTACTTTATTCATTTTAGAAAAAATGGATATTAATGTTGGGGCTTTTGCTCCATGAGCTTCATCTCCAATAGCTACGTCAAATTGGGTATACCATTCATCAGGTATCGTAGATTTTCCGTTTTCTAAACTTTGCCAAGTTGTTAAAGTAACTTTTTCCTTTACCAATGATTTATTTAATCCATCAGTTGACAAATGGATCGGATCTGTGTATCCATAAGATATGAAATCAGAAGCCATTTGTTTGATTAAGCCTAAAGATGGAACTATGATAATAGTTTTCATGTTATACCATCTCATTATTACGTATATAATAAGAGATTTTCCAGAGGATGTAGGAGATAATAAAGTTCTTCTATTTGATCTGATGCACTTTAAAATACTATTTACCTGATAATCTCTTATTTCAAGCCATTCTGGAAGATTTAAACTATGAATAAATTGACGTATTTCATGCTCAGACACATTACTATGATAAAATTCTTTATCGAATGTGAGATGATAGCCACATTGATCACAATATTTTTTAACTCTTTGTGCCAGACCTTTATACAGTAGGCGAGTTCTTTGGTCTAGAAGACGAATTTTTCCATCCCATTTATTATTCTTAAATCTCTTATCCCATTTGTAGTTATCAGCCATAAATGTAAACTCTTCTCCTAATTCATTTAGGACAGATTGTTCGCATTCAACTTTACAATGGGTTTCGTTATATTGTTTGAGATGTACCTTGGTTACCAACTTAATCCTGCCATTAATTTCTGATAGTCTATACTATTCTTAATTGTATTATTTCTGTATGCCAATGATTTTAAAATTTGATCTAGAACATTAACTTTTTCTGTTTGTAGGGCTTTTCTTTTCATAATTTTTTGAATTTCCTCGTCACACATGACATAATTTTTAAGATCTTCTTTTAAAAGAGTCATCTGAAAAGGTAATAAATTCTTACTTTTTAAGAATTCAGAATCTGTATTTTTACGGCCAGCAAAGTAGTCATACTTATCTTTAAAAATTAATCTAAATTCTTCTTCTAATAATGATAGTGATACTTTTTCAATAGCATAATATCTTAAATATTTACTATGTAATTTTGGGGTAGATAAAGATTCCTTAGATAAATTCGTTTCATCTATAACTGTATCTATGTCCCATTCACTTAAAATATCATCTAATTTCATTTTAACCCCTTAATTGTGCATATGTATATTGTCTAAATGACATTGTTAAACTCGCTGTTATTACGGATTGATTATCTGCCGTAGTCTGAAGCTCGAATCCAGACAAATGAACTGGCAACATATCTTCAAAAGTTATTTGAATATTTGGAACCAGTTCATTTGTCATCAACGTTAATGTAGCAAAACTTTGTACTCCATCTACAGATCCAGCTGACGCATTATATGCAGGAATTGATTGTTCTGAGCTATATGGTCGCCCTAATTGAACCATCCAATCATATATTTCAAAATAACCACTTAAATTTTCATCAAGTATAAATGAAATTTCCAATTCATCGTATTCGATATGATCAGCTGCCAAATTTAAAGGTCTAAATGGTGTTGGTGCTAATAGCTTTGGTAATGTTACTCCGGGAAATCTAATTTTTTGTATAAAATAATTAAAATTAGGTGCCCTAGGTATTTGAATTTTTCCAGCTACTGGTTGAAGAAAATTGACTGTATTTGGAGTTGTAATTGCCATTTCTATAATCCTTGTTTATTATACCATATTTATCTAATTTGTCAATGTAATTTTTTAGTTGACAAGAGAATATATTGGATATATAAAGTCTTCATTAGAGGAGACTAACTATGGAAGCTCAAATTTTCGCACTGTTTATGAAGATCTATGACGAATGCATTACTCAGGGTATGCCACATGATGAAGCTGTAATTGTAGCAGATAATGATGTTAATTATCTGATCGGAAAACTTAAATCATCTCGGAAATAAAAAAGGGGAGCCGAAGCTCCCCTTAATGTTTGTAACAATATTCTTTAATATTAAAGAATATTGTTGATAAGAACACGACGATAATAAACGTTTGTGTTCTGAAGAATTGCACCCGGAGTAAGTGCGTTTGGATTTGCACCGAACGCAAATGGGTTTGCCACGATACCATAACGGGTTTTGAATCCGATTTTTGGCTGGAATGTATCCTGTCCGACAGCACGAACCATCTGTAGTGGCACGTATGGGCAATAGAAGATACCTGCGTCAAATGCGGAAGCTCCCTTATAACCAACGGTCATATAGTTACCAGCAGCATAAGGATCAATATATACTCGCATACGACCATTTAGGACACCTGCGAAAGTATTACCAGTATCGTCAACTTCAAGGTTATTCGAATTTAGCGCCGGAGCATAGTCTAGGACACCCGCCATATTCAATGCAGATGCAACATCTGACGAACATACTAGGATATTACCCTTACCACGTCTAGTGTCTTTAGCAATTCTATTAGCTTCACGTTCAATTTGGAACATAAGACCCTTGAATTTTTCAACAGACCAACGACCGTTAGAATCGATGTCAAGGTCAAATACACCAGCAGTTGTGGTTTCAGCAGCACCTGTTACAGCTGTTACGTTAATTGTACGAACAACTTCACGGTTAATTTCTGCAAGAATTTCAGCAGACAGAATAGTAGACAATTCTGTTTCAGCATCAAGACCATGAATTGCCTTCAAATCCTGTGCCAATTCGATTGTGTATTCGGCCTTCAATGCACGACCACCAGCAGTGACAGTTACCTTATCGATACTGAATGCCATCTGGTTGAAGTCAACGTTACCAACAGAACCAAGAGCTTCTAATTGTGCAGTTGGTGCGCCACCAGCAAAGTTATACAACTGAGAGTTACCAGAAACAACGGTAGATGTGTTAACACCATATACGCCACCCCAAGTCTGGTTTGCCTGACCGATGTTTGCAACGTTACCAGATTCACCATAAGTGGATTGACCAGTATTGGCTTCATTATAGAACGCATTTGCACCGCTCTGATTGTTATACTGTGGACGTAGAGCGAAGATCAGACCTGTTGGACCTGTCATAGGCTGAACACCGCAAATATCGTATGCGATCAAGTTTGGCATTGCTCTACGAACTAGAGAAATCAATACTGGATCGTAATTCTGGCTACCACCAGATAACGATGTTGGAAGAGCGCCTGTGGTTTCCGAAAGAAGAGAAACCTGTTCTCCACGAGAAGCAGCCTCTACAAGAGCAGCTTCTGTATTTTCTAGAAGCTGCGAGACAACGTATCTCTTATGGCCTTCCAGCTTTTGAAGCCCCGGAAAGTCAAGAACGTCTCCCCACTTCTCCTGAATTACTTTATTGTTCATTTG